ACTACTCTGCGGGCCACCTCGAGGGCTGGCTCTGGACCGAGGACGAGCGCCAGCGCCTGACGCAGGAGTCGATGTATATGTGGCTCAGCCCCCCGGGGCTGATCGACGCGCTGAACTACTACGGCAGCGTGCCGGGCTGGAAGCTGATCTCCTGGGGAGTTCCAGGCGCCGACACCCTCGAGCCCACGCGCGACTACGAGGTCAACGTCCTGCTGGTGGGGCGCTACATCGTCTACGCCGCGCTGAACCCGCACCCTCTTGGCCAGCGCCCCTTCCGCAGCGCCTGCTACGACGCGATCCCGGGCGCCTTCTGGGGCCGCTCGATCCCCGAGCTGGCCGAGACGAGCCAGAAGTTCTGCAATGTCGCCGGCTGCGCGATGGCCGACAACATCAGCATGGCCTCGGGTCCGATGGTCTGGGTCCACAACGACCGCCTGGCCGACGGCGAGCAGACGCTCGAGATCATCCCGTGGAAGGTCTGGCAGTTGAAGGACGCCGGCATGGGCGCCGGAACCAACCCGGGCATCGGCTTCTTCCAGGCCGACGACAACAGCCAGAGCCTGATGAAGACCCTGGAGTTCTGGGAGCTGAAGGCCGACGACGCGACCGGCATCCCGCGCTACACCTACGGCAACGACCAGGTGGGTGGGGCGGCCGGTACCGCGACGGGCCTTTCCATGCTGCTGAACAACGCCGCCAAGGGCCTTCGTCGAGCGATCAGCAACATCGACCTGAACGTGATCGCGCCCACCGTCGGAGATGCTTTCACCAACGAGATGCTCTACAACCCCGACGAGAGCATCAAGGGCGATTGCATCCCGGTCCCCCGAGGTGCTGCGGCGATCTTGATCAAGGACATGGCGCAGCAGCGGCGCATGCAGTTCCTGGGCATGACCGCCAACCCGATCGACATGGCCATCATCGGCAACAAGGGCCGGGCCATCCTCTTGCGCGAAACCGCAGCGGCGATGGAGCTGCCAGACGACGTGGTGCCGAGCGACGAGGAACTCGAGCAGCAAGCCCAGGCGCAGGCCGAGGCGATGCAGCAGCAGCAGCAGGCAGAAATGCAGGGCCAGCTCGCGCTCGAGGAGCAGAAGGCCCAGATCGCCGGCATTCAGGAGGAGCGCAAGATCGAGGCGCAGCAGCAGGGCCAGCGCAGCGCGGAGATGAATAGCCTGATCAGCGAGATCCTGCGCAACCAGCTCGCCAACGCTCAGAGCCAGAAGGAAGAAGCGCAGAAGGCCAAGCCGGCCAAAGCGCCGGCCAGCAAGCGCAAGATCTCGTTCGTCGAGGGCGCGGACGGCAAGATCGCCGGCGCCGAGATCGAGGGCTGACCCATGAACCGCCGCTATCCATCCGGCAGCGAGGGCATCCTCGACGGCAGCATCAAGCTGACCGGGGACGTGCGGGTCATGCTCCTACGCACCGGCGCCGACATGATGCCGAACCACCGCTTTCTGTCGTCGGTGGCCACCTTCAGCAACGGGCGCAGCGGGCCGCTGACGGGCAAGAAGTTCACCGGCGGCGTGTTCGATGCCGACAACACCCTAATCAAGGCGCACGCCGCGGTGCGGTGCAATGCCTACGTGCTGTACCAGCACACCGGCGACGATGCCACAGCCCGCCTGATCGCGGTGATCGATGACTTCGAAGAGGGCATGCCCTTCACGCCGGCCGCCGGGCAGGAGGCCGAGGTCATCTGGTCTGATGGTCGCGACAAGATCTTCCGCCTGTGAAGCTCATCACGCTTGGCCTGCTCGGGTCGATCTCCGACCTGCTGGGCCTGGGCTTGGCGCCAGGCGCCCCCGCGCCGCCGACGCCGCCCGACTCGATCGCGACCGATCCGAAGCTGATCGCGCGCCCGCGCCATCGCAACGTCCAGTTCCATCCGATCTACGCGGCGCACAAGACGCTGGCCAAGTCGATCGAGAGCACCGAGGCCTTCGGGCGCCCGTTCTCGGTCTGGGGCCTGGCTCCCCTGGTGCTGCCCGATCCGCTGCCGGTCGTTGCGTTGGCGCCGCCGCCCGCACCGCCCGTCGCGCTCACCCCGCCTGCGCCGCCGCCGGCCCCGCCAACGGCCGCACCGCCCGCGCCGGACACGGCCGCGCAAGAGCTGCGCGCGCTCGATCGCCTGCAAGCAAGGCGGCTCCTGGCCAGCACGGAGAGGGCACGCGATGCGGCCATGCTGGCGTCGCGCGAGGCGAACGCGGCCCTGTCGCGCGCGCAGGCGGCGCTCGCCCAGGTCGAGGCGGCAGAGGCCCGGATACGGGCTGTCGAAGCGCGCAGCAACGACAACCGCCGGCGCATGGAGCTGCTGCAGCGCCTTGCAGAGCAATTGGACGAAGAGTAACGGCTGCGATACAGTCCGCATCCGATGCTGTCGAACAGGCAACTCTCGGACCTCGATCGCTGCAAGCGGTTGCCCGAAGGCCAACTGTTCATCGAACTGCTGAAGATGCGGCTCGCCGAGTCGGACAAGAAGATGCGCACCGCCACTGGCGATTCGCTATTCGTCCAACAAGGCAAGTCGCAAGCCCTGCAAGAGGTGATCGACGACATCGAACAGGCGGGTGACCGCCTGGCGCGCAATTCCAGATCTCGACAACCGGTGCTGACGGGCATCCGAACGATCTAGAACCCTGGCATAGCGCTCCCTTTCCCTGGGAATCGCCTCCGCATCCCACCGTGCGTTGACGAACCCCGCCCGCCCCAGCGGCGAGGCCGGATCGTGGAGCCATACATGCCACAGACTGCAACCAGTCTCGAAAAGCCGCTGCCTCGCGCAATCGTCCGGCAATCCGAAAGGGTTGCCCAGATCGTTGCCGAATCGCAGACTCCCGGTCCCTCGGACGCGACCCCGCCGGCCAGCAATGAGCCCGCGATCGTGCCTGTGGAGCCGTCACCTCCCGCACCGCAGATTGCCGCCGCACCGCCGGCCGACCCACGCGAGTCCGATCCCGATTACTGGAAGCAACGGTACCTCGTTACCCAGGGAATCGTGGAGCGCGAACGACGTGACCGGGTCGCCCGCGAGCGCGAACTGCAGCGCGAGACAGACCAGCTACGCAATGAACTGCGTACCGCCCAGCAAGCCCAACCCACCGCACCAGCGGAGATTGACCTCACCAAGTACTTCACGCCCGAGCAGATCGCGCAGTACGGCGAAGAACAGTGCAAGACCCTCGCAGGGGTGGCCGACAGGGTCGCCCGCGAGCAGGTCCAGGCATCTGTTGCCGCCGAGCTGAAGCCGATCCAAGAGCGGCAGGAGCGCGATGCACAGGAGGGCCAGCGAGAGCGGGCCGCTGTGTTCTACGACGCTCTGGCCGCGCTCGTGCCGGACTACGAGGCGATCAACGCAACGGACGGATGGAAGGAATGGCTGGGCGTCGCCGACGAAGCCAGCGGGTATCTGCGCAATGACCTCTTGCAGCGTCATGCCGGATCACTCGACGCGGCCCGCGTCGGACGCATGTTCAATGAGTACAAGGCCACGCTGACGCCGGCGACACCCCAAGCGGTGCCGCCTGTCGCAGTTCGGAGCGGCGGGGGTCCACAGGACGTCCCGCAGGCGCTGAACAACCCGCATGCCGCGAAGGGATACCCGACCAAGTCGGAGATCGATGCCTTCTACAAGCGGGCGTCGACCAAGCGTCCTGGCCAGCCTGGTTATGTGACCGACAAGGAACGCGCTGAGTTCGAGGCGAGGCTGCAGCTGCCCCGACCCGCTGCGTGAGCAGCAGGTAGCCCCACCTTCTGGAGCTAATCATGAAAAAGGTGTTTTCCTTCCTGGCGCTCGCAGTAGCCGCCATTGGCGCGCTCGCGCAAAGCATCGGCGAAAAGATCAACGATGGTCTGTTCAGCTATGCGGTGCGGTCTGGCGCGATCCTCTGCGGCGTGCCGCGCGCCTCTGGTGTCCCCGAATACGGGCCCGGCGGTACCGTCAACTACAACCCGGAGGTCTACTCCGGCAAGCTGGTCGAGAAGTTCTACCGAACCACCGTGTTCGGCGAGATCGCATCGACCGACTACGAGGGCGAGATCTCCGGCTTCGGTGCCAACGTCATCATCCGTACCGTCCCCGACGTCACGGTGAGCGACTACATCATCGGCGCCGGACTCACCCCGCAGTACCCGACCCGCAACAGCGTCACCCTGTCGATCGACAAGGCCAAGTCGTTCAACGTCGCCCTGTCGACGGTGGACAGCCGCCAGTCGGACATCGACATGGCCGACGTGTTCGCCAATGACGGTTCGATGCAACTGCGCATCGCCGTCGACGCGGACATGCTCGAGACGATCCCGGCAGACGTTTCCGGCGACAACAGCGGAACCACGGCGGGCGCGATCTCGGCTGACATCGACCTGGGCTCGGCCGCAGCGCCGCGTGTCCTGAGTTCGGACGATGTCGTCGAGCTGTTCACGGACATGGGCCAGGTGCTGGACGAGCAGAACGTGTCGCCGGAAGGCCGCTGGGCCGTCGTGCCCGCGTGGCTGACCAACCTGATCAAGAACAGCGATCTGAAGATCGCCAGCTTGGCGGGTGACGGCGTCTCGATCCTGCGCAACGGCAAGGTCGGCGAGATCAACGCGTTCACGCTCTACATGAGCAACAACGTGCTGCGTCAAGTCAGCCCCGCGGTCTGCAGCTATGTCCCGTTCGGCCACAGCGCCGGCTTGACGTTCGCGGCCCAGATCATCGAGTGCCAAATGATCGACAACCCGAATGACTTCGGGTACCTGATCCGCGGCCTGATGGTCTACGGCTACGAAGTGATCGAGCCGAGCTACGTCGGCACGGCGATCGTCGTGAAGGCCCCGGCGACCTGATCGTGACGGGGCCGGCGCGAGTCGGCCCCTCACGAACCTCAACCCGAAAAGGAGATCCAGCATGAAGCCCTCTCATCCCGCGGCCTACGGCCCGAGCGTCGAGTTCAAGCAGACCCCGGCGATCGTCAACGGCGAGAACGCGCAGGCCAGCAAGAAGGCCAAGGCGCGCTTTCCGCATTCACCTCTGACCCCCAGCACTGCCAACGGCAGCGCCGGCAAGGCCAAGGTGCATGCCTACACCCCCGGCGGCCCCGCCGGTTCCTGAGTTCCTTTGCAGTGCCAGTGGGGGCGGGTCACACCGCCCCCTTTTTGACCACCACCAATCGAGGATTACCTCATGGCCATCGACAACGCCCAAGAAGCCAACATCGCCGCGCGACGCGCGCGCCTGCGTCAGAAGAAGGATCCGCCGCTGCTGATCCGCGACGACGGCATGCTCTACCCGAACACCGACCTGAACGCCAAGAAGGCGACCTTCAGGCCCTACTACGGCGACCCGAAGGCGACGCTCGATGACCGCCTGCGTTTCCTGAACGGCCTCGGTGCGAAGCGCCAGGTTGTCTTCACGCCGCCCGAGCCCTTCGACGTGGGCCTCGCGGACAAGGACGCGCTGATCCAGTTCGCGATGGAGCAGTACGGCGCGATGCTCGATTCGTCCAAGCCGCTCAACACGCTGCGCCAGGAGGTCGTGAACCTGTCCGAGCTGCCCGACATCCCGGTGCGGCAGCAGCAGGCCGAACAGCAGTCCACCGGCTTCGACCCCGACGCTGTCGGCGCCGAGTCGGCCGAGGACTACGCGCGCCGGCTGGCTGCATCGAACGCCGCCAACGCCGCGACGGCCGTGCGCCAGACCAAGACCGTGAAGCGCGGCCTGCAAGTAGGCGGCTGACATGGGAACCCTCGTCGTTCAGGACACGGTCGACAAGATTCGCCTGACCCTGGTCGAC